GAAGTATATTTATTAGTAGAACTATAGGCTCTATGTTCTAGACCTTAGATATCTAGGTTCTATTACTAGTAGTGCTAGTAGTACTAGACTACCCCGCCCAGCGCTCCCTTAGAGTAAAGATATAGAGAGTAGTCGTCAATGGGGTGTCTGTGTTTTGCTATGTTGACTGTGACGGCGTAATCAACTAGTATGGTTCTTGTCCGCTCATCTGAGCACAGACACCAGCCCGTATAGCCCCTCTGAGGTAGCTCCTCAGGGGGGTTTGGCTGGGGGGTCTATCAGAGAGGGTGGTTGGCTGGTCTTCTTAGAAGGCTTCTTACAGGTCTAAGCCCTATGGGGCAGGTGCAGAGGTGTGTGTGATGAGAGAGACAGATGTGTACAAGATCATGGGTTACTTGATGGGGTTATGGGATGTAGGGCTTGGTAGCCCTAAAGGTCTTAAGAGCTGGGTAGAGAAGGCTCTGGTTGCTTATCCTGGGGTAGACCTGATGGCAGAGGCTAGGAGAGCTGCTGTTTGGGAGGCAGCTAGACCGAGTAGGAAGAAGAAAGACGTAAGACGCTTTCTCTCTAACTGGTGGTCTAGGACTCAGACAGATGCGGAGAGAAGGGGCAGTGGGAGGGTGAACACAGTTGTGTCTATTGACTCGATGCGTTGGTTGAGGAGAGCAGACAGGGCTCCTGAGAAGAATCTGAGTAGGTGGATGAAGGGGAAGGGAGAACTCACTCCTAGACTGATAGAGAAGTTCTCTAATTACTACAGTGTCCCTCTTCCTACTTCTGCTGAAGAAGTAGTCAGTCTTTATAGAGGGAGTGAGTGATGGGCACTGCGTACCACCCTCCTAGTTCAAGTACAGAGTGGAGCACCCCTGAGGCTTTCTTCAAGCGACTAGACGATGAGTTCGTCTTTACTCTCGACCTCTGCGCTACAGAGGACAACGCACTATGCGGTGCCTTTGTAGACAAGGAGGAGGACTGCCTGTCTGTCGAGTGGGACTGGGTTGCTCAAGATCCTAAGAGATACACAGCCTGGATGAACCCACCGTGGGGGAGGGGTGTGGGCAAGTTCGTACAGAGGGCTTACGAGCAAAGCAAGAGGCACGGCCTTCGTGTTGTCTGCCTTCTCCCTGCAAACACAGATACGAAGTGGTGGAGAGATTGGGTGTGGAGAGCTTCTGAGGTGAGGTTTGTCACGGGGCGTCTTCACTTCGTCTGTAGTGATGGAAGAACTGGTCCGTGCCCTACAGGAGCTTGCGTTGTAGTTTTTGACCCTGAGGACTCTGGCCCTCCTAAGTGCCTCTTGATGGAGAGGGGGACGTAATGGCTTTTCATTCAGAGAAGGCTGTCTTAGCTCTTTGTCTTAGAGATCCAGTAGTCGTAGACGAGGCTCTCTCAGTTGGGCTGAAGAGAGATCACTTCACCTTTCCTCTCTACAGACTCCTGTGGTCTGCCTTCGTAGAAGACAGAGAAAGAGGCATAGGACCAGACAGAGCCACTATCTGTGACAGGTTCAACGACAAGGTTGGAGACGCTAAGCCCTTTGAGGATTGGGTTCACTTCAACAAGGTGATTGACGAAGTAGAGAGAGTCCCTGCAATACGAGGGAACGTAGAGCACTACGTCAGCACCATCGTTGAAGCAGCTAGACGCCAGTACATCATCGACACAGCAAGGAGCATCCTTAATCACGAAGAGAGTGGCTCCTCCTTCTCTGACATCCTCAGAGTCAGTACTGCGATCACAAACGCAGCTTCGTGGACTCCTGAGGGGCGCTCAGAGCCACGCACAGCGCACGAGATAACTAAAGACTACCTCGATGACCTACAGGCTCAGAGGATGGGCTTAAAGAGCAGCACACTTGTTGTGACTGATATTCCATCTCTTGATGCCATCCTCAGAGTAAGACCTGGGCAGATGATCATCGTGGGTGGACGGCCCAAGATGGGGAAGTCTCAGTTGATGTTCACCTTGTTGGCGAACATAGCTAGAGCGAACGGTGCTCCTACAGTGGCTATCAGCGCTGAGATGAATGAGATGCAGATTGGAGAGAGGATTGCTACCTCTGAAGCAAGCCTTGGTCTGAGTGTTGACGACCTAGAGAGAGCCAGAGAGACAGTCTTGAGTCGGTGGGAGGGAGTTCCTGTTTACTTCGATGACAAGCCTAAGACCTTAGGGGGAGCCCTGATGTCTATCCGTATGCAGAAGAAGAAGAGAGACATCTGTGCTGCTGCCGTTGACTATCTTCAGCTACTCAAGCTGCCAGAAGCAAGCAGCAGAGAGAGGCAAGTCGCAGAAGCTAGCTCTGCCTTTAAGAGGCTCTCGATGGAGCTTGATATTCCAATCTTCGTTCTGGCTCAGCTCAACAGAAGCTGCGAGTACAGAGAGAACAAGAGGCCCATCCTCTCAGACCTTCGTGACTCAGGGCAGATTGAGCAAGACGCTGATGCAGTGCTCTTTGTCTACAGGCATGCAGTCTATTCTGAAGACCATGAGCCAGCGTCAGATGCTGAGATCATAGTCAGGGCACAGAGGAACGGTCCTGTAGGAACTGCTCACTGCAAGTGGGAGCCAGGGAATGGCTGGTTCATGGAGAAGTCATGAGCGACACCCTTCTAAACTTGTTTAGCTACGACTCAAAGACTGACACCTGTATGGCAGAGAGACTTGAGAAGAACCCTTGGACTCGCTTTGCTGCGAAGGTGTTTGCCCTGTCTCTTGATTCAAAGGCGAGCAACGCGCCTCAGATCGTATCAATGGCCCTCGCAATGGACGCTGGAGAGAGAGGGTGGATGAAGCTGTTTGAGAGGTGGGCTGCGAAGTCACACGAGCTTGGGAAGATAGAGAGGGCCTTCTTAGATAGCCCGTTCTTCTTAGCGGCTAGGGCAAAGCTCCGCAGGGAGGAGTTCCTCTGGTCTGCGTCAGCGAACTTCGGGAGAGAGTATGAGGAAGCCTTCGGGTATCCACCTGGGCTTATTTGGACAGCAATGGAGATGAGATGAAGGTCTTCGTAGGGCTAGACCCGGGAATGACAGGTGGGCTTGCTGCTGTAGACAGGGGGGGCAAGCTTCTCTCTGTCATCGCTATGCCTAGAGTGAATGGAAGCACAGGACCTCAGGACTACCATTCGATTAAGAAGTGGTTTGCAGCGATGAAGAGGCTGGGAGAGGTAGAGGCTTCTTTGGAGCGGATCTCAGTCAGACCAGGGGAAGGGGTCAAGAGCACGCTGACAGCAGGGACAAATTGGGGCTTCCTCAAAGGCATGCTCGTAGCTATCAATGCTCGCTACATCGAGCCCACTCCTCAGACCTGGAAAAAGGCGCTGGGCCTCCCCAAACGCTCTGGCAAAGAAAGGAAACAGGGAAAGCAGGATGCGGTGGTCCTCGCTACTCAGCTCTTCCCCGGAATCAACCTGACACCAGGGCGGAAGAAAGTGCCTCATGACGGGATGGCTGACGCTGTGCTCATAGCTGAATACGCGAGAAGGACGTTGGGCTAGTACATTCCAGAAAGAGCGTCTTCCATCTTGCCAGCCACGCGAGAGCCCTTCTTCTTCTCAACCTTCTTCTGAGGCTTCCTCACCTTGCGGCGCATAGGCTTGCGATGAGGCATAGGCATAGGAGGGCCGCCTACGTTCACTACGATTTTAATCGAAGGGGCCTGAGGCTCTTCAGGATGCTCCTTAGCATCCTTGATTGCCTTCTCTACAGTCTCAACCTTGTGCTTCTTAGGAATGTGCATCTCTATCTACCCTCAGTCTGCATTGCTGCTTTCTTGGCGGCCTCAGTCTCCAGCGCTTCGCGGTGAATCTTCGCTGCCCAATGGTTGGCCGCCGACCAGTCGGTTAACTGCCTCTGTTCCCACTCTTTGTCCATCTGTTGCCTCCTTCTTATGGCGGCTGCTTCCCAGATCAAATCCTCGTTTAGCTTGGTCAGGGCATCTTCTGTGGGTCCGCGTTGGCTCCATAGCCAATTACTTCCCTTGCGAGGCAGTTCCTTCATCCACTCTGTTGACCTTTCGTCAACACCCCCGGTGCGCATGTAGTTAGCCAGGATGTTCTTTAGCCCCCGCTCTCTCTTCTCGTCGCTGATGTAGAGCCCAGACAGCACGTCAGTCCACGTGGAAGTGGGTAGCTGTCTCCGAAGGCCCTCTTGACGGCCCCGCCAGTAGGGTTGTTTCTTTTTTGTCTTAAAAAACTCAGGAGAGGTTGCGTGGCATACCCCTGTATCCCCGTACTTCGTCCCTGGGCGGCTGAGCGCCCCGCTGGTCATGCATTTCTGCACAGCGTTCTTTGAAGGCATCAGCGCTCTCCCGCTTGCTCTGTGGGGGGGTTGGGCACGGTGTCTGGCATTGTCAGTACTTCTTCCTTCGCCCCTGAGAAGCTTTGACAGCTCTCCCCTGCCTCTTAGCCTTAGATGAAGAGCCGTTGCCTGTGTAGCACTTTCCGGTAGCCCCGTACTTCTTCCCTGACTTACCGCCAGACTTGCATTTCTTTACAGGCATTAGTATTTGCCCTTAGCCCCGCCCGGCTTGAGCTTCTTTCGAGCAGTGTTCATGCGCTTAACACTCTGACGCTTCGGGACGCATTTTCGCGACCCAGCCCTTTTCTTTGCTACTTTTCGCTTAACTGCCATTTTGTTGCCCTATCTGGGTAGCTTGTTTATTGTGTCGGCACATGTATTGGAGAAGTAATGTTTGATCCTAGCGAACTTACAGTAAAGCAGGCTAGAGCCCGTCTTTGTGAACTTGATATTGCTGGTCTTGAAGAGCTTCTTCAAGCTGAGATTGATGGCAAGCATCGCTCTTCCCTTATTGCAGACATCGGTCGAACCATCGACATGATTAAAACTGCTGAGGAGTCTGAGGCGGTCGAAGAGGCTGAAGAAGATGAAGAGGCTGAAGAAGCCCCTAGTGTAGTTGAGGAGCCAGCGTCTCCCCATGCGCCGATTATCCCTGAGTCCGAGTGGTTCAGGTATCCCCGCCATGTGCGAAAAGGGTGGGCTCGCCTAGCCAACGGGACGTACCAAAAGCGGTGAGCAGGGTATGCACTGGATGTGGGAAGGCCCTCCCGCTTAGCTCTTTTCACCGCGACTCAAGGGCTAAGGCCGGGAGGAGGTCCCGGTGTTCTGCGTGTGTTTCAGCGGCAAGCATTGAGTCTAGTAAAAAGCCACCTGTGGTTGACCCAGCTATTTCCTCTAAGTGCTGTCCCCGGTGTGGGGAGGATCTTCCTTTAGCTAGCTTTGGGGTGGCCCGAAGAATGGTCGATGGAAGGAACTCTTGGTGTAGGGATTGTTGTTCGGAGGCCACAAGAGCTTGGCAGAGAACTGACTCAGGGAGGGCAAAGCACGCGGAGGCTGTGAAGCGGTATCGAGAGAGAAAGCGCCTCCTTGGTGCATAGCTTTTCGTCTGAGTCTGAGCGCTACGAGTGGGAGCTTGTCCAGCGCTACAACCACATGGACAACATGGACAGGTGGCTGTCTTCAGACGAGGTTTACACGATAGGCCCCCCAATCCCTCCAGGGGCTAAGGTCTTTACCCACCAAAAGGCTACAGAGGCTTTCAAGCTTGCGACCGCTGAGGGGTACATGGCCGTGCGCCCTGTGTGCGCAGAGCTTGGCGTTGGGAGGTTTTCCGTTCGGCGGCTCATGGATAGGATTTCTGGGTTGGAGATCGCCTACGTTGTCTATCCTGGGAAGAAGGAGAGAAGCCGCTATCACTGTCGGATGCTCCACAAGAAAAGCCTTCGGATGATTAAGAGGAATCTGAAACACTGGATAGAGGAGTCCAAGCGTGGCGGCGAAAAAACCACTGCAGAAAACATTCGCAGAAGTTGCTGAGATCGAACTCCTTTCGGAAGAGAACTCTGACTTCGTGTCCTTCGCAGAGAAGAACCTCCTAATACAGACGAAGAAGGGTGAGCTGATCCCCTTTATCCTCAACAAGAGCCAGCTTCTTCGCCAGAAGATGCTTGATGAGATTGATGAGGCTGGGATCCCAATACGAATCTGGGAGGCAAAAGCTCGGCAGGCTGGATGCAGCACTCACATACAGGGCTGGATGTTTCATCGCTGCATAACAAGGAGGGATGAGTCTGCCCTGATTGCCGCCCACGCTGACCACTCCGTTCACAGCATCTTCACAAAGGCGAAGATGTTCTATGACAATCTCCCAGCGCGACTGCAGCCACTAACGAAGTACAACAACAGAGCTGAGTTGGACTTCAGGGCACCCAACGGACCCACCGGGCTGAGGAGTCGCCTCACCGTGATGACAGCAAAGAGCGCAGAGGATGCTCGCGGAACAACAGCTAGGCTTGCTCACTTCTCAGAGGTCGCCTTCTACAAGCAGCCTGAGCGTTACTTCCTAGCCACCCTCCAGTCTATGCCGGATGAGCCCGGGACCTTCGCTTACGCAGAGTCAACCTGTAACGGCTCTGGCGACTTCCACCACAGCATGTACTTGGGCGCGAGAGTTTGGCAGGAAGAGCCGTATCCCTGGATGCCTCTAAAGAGGAAGTACCCCGGAGATCCAGACTCCACTTGGTATGCCTACTTCACCCCCTGGTTTGTCGTTGAGGACTACGTTCGACCTCTAAAGGTCCCAGAGGGGGAGTTCGTAGCTTCTCTAGATGGCGCAGAGAAGGAGCTTTTAGACAAGTTCGGAGAATGGATAACCCTTGAGAACCTTGTCTGGAGGAGGGAGACGATCTCCTCTAAGTGCGGCAGCTCTGTAGAGAGGTTCCATCAGGAGTACCCAAGCACTGACGAGGAAGCCTTTAGCGCTTCAGGCTCCCCGGTGTTTGACCGAGAAGCCATCCAGCTTCAGAAGAATGTTCACGGGTGTTGGTGTGATCTCTGCCTTCCTTACTCAGGAGCGATGAAGCCTAAGATGAATGTCTGCCCCCCGCACAAGTGGTACGAGATTCGAGACATAAGTGACTACCCACTTGGCAGGGAGCGCCTCTACTCAACCTACCGGCCAAAGGTAGACGAGGTTATGGAGGGAGCAGGAAGACTGTCAGTCTGGGGAGAGCCAGAGCTTGGCTCTAGGTACATCGTTAGCGCAGATGTAAGCAAAGGAGCCAACAGTAAAGATTGGGACCACCTCTGCGTCTTTGACCTAGCTACCCTTGAGCAGGTTGCTGAGTGGAGGGGGAAGATTGAGCTGGATGAGCTAGCCCCCCTCTGCCTTCTGGTAGCTCTCCACTACAACAACGCAACCTTAGCCCCAGAGGTTACGGGTCTTGGCGCTGGGCTTATCGCCCTCCTTGAGAGGTCTAAGTATTGGAACCTCTATAGGCGCGTAACGACAGACACCCTGGGAGGTCCAGGCATCATGCTTGGCTGGGACACAACGAAGAAGACAAAGCCAGCAATGGTTGGCTTGATGCAGAAGGCCCTCAAGGAGGGCTACATAAAGCTTAGGTCAAGGCAGGTTCTTGATGAGATGGAGGCGTATACGCGAACAATCCTCTACAGCAAGGACGGGATTGACTCTCTTCAGGCGAGGATGTCTGCCCCCCCAGGCAAGAACGACGACGCCTGCGTATCAGCCATGATTGCCAACGCAGTAGCTCATTACACCCCAGGAGGCATGACGAAGATCAACGCCACAGAGGTAGACATGGACAAAGCTATGGATCACAACAGGTGGTCCCACGAGGATTGGGACGAGTACGAGAGAAGCTCCTCTCTTACGCGGAGGCTTCTGTCTGGTCGGAGACGCCAGTAAGCCCGTAGGTTCCCCAGCCAACCTTTGTGATCCTGCCTGGATCTCTATAGACAACATCGTGGACAAGCTTGTGGGCAAGACCTGTGTCTTCAATGATGTCCTTAAGCCTCATCTCCCCATTCTCGGAGAGGAGGGCCTCAATGGCTTCCCTGGCTACGTCCCTCTCTGAGGAGGTAATCCTGTCCCCCCTCTCAAGGACGCCCTTTGACTCCCCGTCGTCAGCTACAGAGCTTCCAGCCGCAGCAAGCTGCCGGTCGCGCTCCTGCTTGGTGTAGTAGCTCTTCCCCTTAAGCTCAGGGCTTGCGGTGCGCCCCCAGGTTCCCCTCACCGTCAAGTCAGCAGGGGCAGAGCTAAAAGCCCTCTTTGCTCCCATGCGCCCACAGTACCAACAGTGAACGTCGCGGAAGTCGTCTTCCTTGCTCTTGTCGTAGATCGCAGGCTTTGTGTGCCAGTCAAAGACTCGCCCACATAGCTCGTGATTACACTTCATGTCATAAATACGCATTGCTTCCCCTTAGTTTTGGAATCTACCCATTACAGCTTCTGCGCTGCTAGGCGCTACCTCTCTAGGCCCTGTGCCAGCAAGAGCCTCTCCAGAGGCACCCACGCCGGTATCTTCTACCCCCTGAGCTTGGGGCTCTTCGAGAGCTTGTCCAGCCGCGCCAGCAGAAATAGCCGCTCCATGAAGCTGAGAGAGTGGCCCAACAAGGGCTCGCTTGTCTTGCCGCCAGACCTTGAAGGCTTGATCCATAAAGTTTTGAATCGCAGCTGGAGGGAGAATCCCACCTTGAACCAGGGGAGCAAGGGTTCCGGTGACTCCCTGAATGGTCTGGAGTAGCCCCATGAAGGCTCGCTGCTCCTCAGCCGGGTCAGTTGGAATCGTAGACCCAGCCTGAATATCAATGTCGTAGAAGCCCTGAATGTCAGACGCCGTAAAGGAGACGAACTCGTCGCCACCAGCATCCCCGTCAATCCGAAGGTAGCGGACCTCATCAAAATACTGGCGCATGATTGAGAGGATCTTCCGAGAGATGTTGGCAATAAACCTCTCCGTAGCCTCTAGTCGCATCCCAACACGGCCCTTAGTTGCGGCAGACGCAATGGCTACCTCGGTGGCTGTCGTTCCTTTGCGGCTAGCTCCTCCACGCTGGAAGGAGTCAATGCCTGAGACTTCGTACATGAGCTTCGATAGACCACTGAGCACCATAGGGGTTGTGCTGGGAGGGGGGGCCTCTGGAAGAATCATGAGGGCGTCCTGAATCCTAGCCACACTAGCTGGGACCTCAGCCACGGCCATGTCTTCCTCGGACTCAAGCAATGAGGCCAACTGACCAGACTCAAGGGAGCCTGGGGCTGCGATGAACTTGCGGCGAGAGGAAAGCCGGTGGTGCCTTAGGATGTATGCCCATTCGTCATTGAGGCGCTGGGCGATGTCCTTGATGGAGTACAGGTCGGCAACCTTCGTGCTGTAGAAGTTGTTGGGGACATCTACGAACCGCATCACCTGATAGGGGTAGCCCTTCATCTCGATGGGATCTGGGATGTGCCTGATGATTGAGTCCTGCGCGTCCCCGGTTCCTGGGTTCTTAAGGATCCAGACGACATAGCGGCGAAGGTCGCCCCCCGCATCTGCCCAATACCGAATCTCATAGAGGGTCACATACTCAGGCTTAATCTCTGGCTGGTTGAGATTGTTCTGAGCTGTTGTCCCGGTGAGGGTCGAGGGAATAGCCTCTTCCAGCCACGAATCAGCGACAACAGCATCTGGAATGTCGAAGCGGTCGTCTTCCCTGAGGTCGGTAAGGCGAACAATCATGCGCTCGCAGAC